TCTCGTCCGGCCTTAGTATGACCCGGCGGGGCAAAAATACACGAAAACACCTGCGCAAATGTCAATAGGTAAGCGTAACAAAAAGTAAAAAAATTTTAGACAGCCTCAATTAACTGTTGGAAAAGGTCGTTACTGCTGCACCAGCCCAGCAGTTGCCGGGGGTAGTTGTTCAGCCATTCCAGGGCCGCGTCCACTTCCTTTTTTGTCACGTTGTCAAAGTTCGTCCCCTTTGGGAACTTCCGCCGGATCATCTGGTTTTGTTTCTCATTGCTGCCGCGTTCGCTGCTGCTGTACGGGTGGCAATAATACATTTTGGTGCGCTGGCCTCCGCCCTTGAACACGGAACGCTCCAGGCCGGCGCAGTCGGAGAACTCGCTGCCATTGTCCACCGTTATGGTTTTGAAAATGTCGGAAAAGCGTTTGCCCCATTTCCGTTCTATGGTGTCCAGGGCGTGGACCACGCTGGCGGCGGTTTTGTCCGGGATCAGGCGGGCGATCTCCTGGCGGGCCACCCGCTCGGTCAGGACCAGCAGGCACTTATGGCCGCCGCGCTTGGACAGCACCAGGTCCATTTCCCAGTGGCCAAACTCCTGGCGGGTGTTGATCTCCTCCGGGCGCTTCTCTATGCTCTCACCCTTGGGGGCGGACTTGGACCGGCGGATCTTCTGGGTTTTCTTTTTCCGGCGGGATCCCTGGAAAGGCAGGTCTTTGTTGGTCAGGCGCAGAAAGATCCCCTTGTCCACATAAGAATAAAGGGTTTGGCGGCACACGCTGATCTCAAACTCCCCGTATTTCTCCGGGTGGTTCTCGATCTCATGCAGGGCCGCCGACGGGCTGAAATCTTCGTCCACGATCAGGCGCTCCAGGGTTTCGGCATAGCTGCGGTGGTTTCCGATTTTCAGGCCCGGCCCCTTTGCGGCCAGGTTCTCCAAATAGCGTTGGTGGGACCGTTCCGGTATGTACTCGGTCACCTCGATATAATCACCGTTCATATAGGTATAGCTGCCGCGTTTCAGTTCACGCCAGACAGTGGTGGCGCTGACATGGAGGGCCGCGCCGATCTCCCGCAGGGTGGCGCCCTCCTTTTTCATTTTGGCGATCTTGTTTCTGTCGTGTTCGGTCAGGTGCTTATATCCTTTCATGCTAACCTCCCTTGGAAATGCAAAAACCGGCGTGGTCATTCCCACGCCGGTCTATTCTTTACCCAGTAGCCACTCAACGGACACCTCCAAAATATCCGCTATGGTGACCACCTCAAAATCCGCCACGAAACGCCCGCCGTTTTCCATCCGGCTGATCGTGTCCCGCTCCACCACGACGCCCGCAAGCTGTAACAGCCTGCAGAGGTCGGACTGTGAAAGCCTCCGCCGCAGGCGGGCCTCTCTGATCCGGTCACCGCATATATTCCGTTTGCCGTTGAACTCGTTTGCCCTCATGGGTGCCCCTCCAGTGTGGGAATAGTCAGCATTTTTCTGTATATTAACACGGGGCACGGCGCAAACCCGTGTAAATAATCAGCACCAGAAAAATATGGCCATTTTGGCGGGGCTTTATACGGTTGAAAATGCCCCGGCGCTGTGTGGCACCGGGGCCGGATCTTATTCTCCCAGGATTTCGGCGGCCAGCTTGTCCATGGCCTTTTCTAAAAAGTCGTTCAGGCTCTCATACCCGCCGGCCTTTGCGGCCTGCTGGTATCTTTCCTTTTTGCCTTTCTTCACATAAGGGTAAAGCCGATCATAATTTGCGGCGTTGTACTTGTTTTTCGCCTTGGTCGCTGCGGTTCCTTTGCGTTCTGTCATTGTGACCACCTCCACGCTGATATTGTACCACACATTTTATACTCACGCAAGTATATAAATTGCACAATCTCACGTCAGTATATTTGTGCAGTATTCCGTCTTGCTTTTATACTCACGTTAGTATATAATAATAATCAGAAAGGGGGTGGTAAACATGGCAAAGCAAAAGAAAAAGCGCCGCCGGAAGAAACCGACGACGCCGCCCAAAAGAATGGAAAGCCTGGCAGCCGACATTCTGGCGGGCACAATCTCCGGCCTGATAACAGCAGCAATCCTCAAATTGCTGGACTGGTAAGGGCCAGGGGTGCGGGGCCTCAAACCCCCGCACCCCAAATATAAAGGAAATCCACAAAAATGTCAATAGGGGGCAAAAATATGAAATACCTGCTTTTCGTGGCCATATTCGTGGCCGTGTTCGTCCCGCTCCGGCGGTTGCTCCGCAAAATCTTCAAAACTGGAGGACATGACAATGCTGATTAAGAGAAACGGAAAATATGGTGCCACCGTGGGCAATATCCAGGTTTTCACCCTGGAGCGCGCCGTGGAAGTCTTTAAGATGTTCGCGGCCCGCTGCTATGAAAACCTCACCATGGAGGCCAGCGCGGTCCTGTCCGACGTGTCGGACGATATGCACCGCCTGGGTTTCTCCTGGGAGGAAATAGAGGCCATGGAACTGGAGGTGCTGGCCTGATCCGCTGATCGGGCCAGCCTCACAAAAACAACTGGAGGACAGCACAATGAAAGAAACCATTTTCGGCACCATTAAAACCGCCATTATTACAAGCGCCCGCCAGGTCAATGACTGCGCCCACGGCGGCGACGTGAACCGGAACCGCGTAAATTACGGTAGCGTGATCGCCTACGCCAGCGTTTTGCGCGACATGGGCCACAATGTTGACGTGGCCGTGTGGGAGGACGGCGGCCTTTTGAAAATCCCCAAAATCACCGTAGGCCCGGAAACATTCAATTTTCCAGACGGTCAGTAAAACGTAACCCCCGACGCCAGGACGGCGCCGGGGGTTCTTTTACTTTGTGCCCAGGTTGGTGATCTGCTCCAGGGTTTGCTTTAACTTATCAAATCCAAACATTGCCGCAAATGCCACAAAAAAGCCGATCACGACGGCCCCGGCCACCATGTACCACGCAATGGCCACGCCCAGGATCTCGCACCCGGCGAAAAAGGCCGCCAGGGTCAGGACCATGGCCACGATCACGGCCAGCGCGTTGGTGGGCAGCTTGTCCCAGGTGGCTTTCTTCAATACCTGGGTGATAATGTTGGTGATCACCATAAGGATCAGCACCAGCAAGAGAATGGCCGAAATGATGGCCGGGATATTATGCACAATGGTTTCCATTGTCTTTTCCTCCTAAACTCGGATTATGACGGGCGATCCCCGCGCCCGTCGCTGCGCTTATCGCACGGGAACGGGCAGGCGCCGCACTGGCTCGTGTCGCAGTCGTCTGTCCCGTCCCACTCGTTCATGGCTGCCAGCCATACCACAAAGAGGGCCACGGCAAGCGCACAGCCCGCCGCCCTCAATACAGTGCCTAAAACCTCCATGCCGGTTTATTCCGGTATGGTCAAAACCTGGCCCACATGGATCAGGTTGGCGTTGCGGATCCCGTTTGCCGCCACCAGTTTGGCCACGGTGGTGCCGTACTTCGCGGCGATCTTGCCCAGGGTGTCACCCCTGGCCACGGTGTAGGTTTTCGCTGCCGGCTTTGCGGGTTTCCCGGCTGCCGCCGCTCCACCCAGCGCCCGCAGTAGCAGGCCCAGGCTTGCGGCCTTGTCCTGATTGGCCAGCCAGTATTCCGGGGTGTTGATGATCTCGGCGGACACCATGGCCTCCACGGCCTCCTGGACAGTATTGGCGCGGGCGCCGGCCTTGGTCAGCTTGCCCGCCGCCGAAACCAGCAGGGCGCCCAGGTATTCCACGACACCGGACGCGGCCACGCCGTTCCAGTAGTCCGGGGAGTTGATCACGCCCAGCTTGGCCAGCTTTGCGGTGGCTGCTGCCACCTCGGTCAGGTGGATCACCTGGCCCACGCTGATCAGGTTGACGTTGCGGATCCCGTTGATCTTCGCCAGGGCCGCCACGGTGGTGCCGTACTTGGTGGCAATCTTGCCCAGGGTGTCGCCCCTGGCCACGATATGGGAGAACGCGGAGGCCGTGGCGGGCTTCGCGGGTTCCTCTGCCGCGTCGGTGTTGTCCATCTTTTTGGCGATTGCGGCAAAGTTCGGGCAGATATAGCCGCGAATATACTTTGCGTTCACCTGCAGGGCGCGGGTGCCCACCTTGCCGCCGGACATATTGCCCTCGGTAATGACCAGGGCCTTGCCGTTT